CGGATCATCTCGACACGCTGCGGGATGGCGCGAAGGTCATACCGTTGGCGAGGGCGTGACTATGGTTGTTCGCTCGAAAAGATTGGGGCCGGATTGGGAAGCGGGCGCGGTGACTGCCGACGACTCCAACAGGTGGCGGGTCGACTCTTTTGCTCCTCTGCTGAGATCGGGAGAGGCGCGGAAGGCGCTTGAGCAGGGAGAAGCAATGAAGGCGCTTCGGCTGGCCGTCGTCGTGGTTCGGAGAGACAGGGACAGGGAAAAGGATCGTCTCGAGGATGCGCTGAACGCGGCGGAGGTGAAGCGGCGGCTGAGGAACGCCGTCGACGCTTTAGGGGATCTGATGGACGAGTCGATTTTCGACCGGGTGCGATCTGCCGACGAGAATTGCAGAGCCGAGGGTTTTCTATCGGCCGCCGAACTGATCGCGAGTCTTGAATATCAGCAGGAAACCAAGCGGGTTGTTTTCGCCGCATATGATCGACTTCTTGAAGTCAGTCGGACGATCGCAGACGACCGAGACGTTAGAGGTCATGGGGATCCAGCGCGATACGCTGCTGCGCAGCGCATGTACTATTTCGTACGGGAGGCTGTTGCGCATCGGGCTGGTGTCAAGGACGCCGTTCTTTGGGAAATGATCGAAGCGGCCTGGCTTGACGCTGACCTTGGTAAGATCGGCGCGGCAGCATCGGGGCCAGAATTCCGGCGCTCTCTCCGTAAGCATTTGATGTAATTGGAACTGTCCAGCAAAATAGGTCTGAATTTTTCGCTTACAATCAGGCACTGACAGACCGTCACGGTTCGCTAACTTTCTCCACAGCCAGCCCGGTGGGCGGCGAAAGTTGGAGAATGCAGATGGAAAAGATTGATCGCCTCTACACTGTGAGGGACGCGCTTCCCTTGCTCGGCATCGGACTGACGAAGTTTTACGCCCTCCTCGAAGAGGGCAAGCTTCAGGCTGTCAAACTGGATACGAAGACGCTGATCAGCGAGGGCGAGATCCTCCGCTTCCGCGCCAGCCTGCCGAAGCTGGGCCGGCAGGATGACGACAAGCAGGCGGCCTGACATGACGTTCGAAATGTTCCTGGTCGCGATTCACGGCGCTTGCGATTATCTCCAACGCGAGCAGCCGGATTTCGAAAGCTACAACGAACGTCTCGGCTTGCCGGAGCCGCTGACCCCTTGGGAGATGCGCCAGGCGCGCGTCCTGGGCAGCGCTATCTCCCGGCTCGCGGTCGCGGCTAAGGCCACGACGAACAAGCCGCTCCCGTACACAAATCGCGACGACGAGGTGACGTCGTGAGCCCGGCGGAGAACGACGCGCTGCATGCCGCGATCAAGGTTTTGGCGCGGCTCTATGGCAACGTCTCTCAGGCGCTGTCGACCATGGGGCCACGCGCGGCGGACAAGCTCGTCAAGGATGCACTGCATGGCCAGGATTACCGCCAGCAGATCGGACAGCAGCTGCGCGGCGCGGCGGCTCGCAAGCGCGCGGCGCGTCTCCGGCTCGAGGCGGCGCGCGAGGCCGAACAAGGGGTGTCGCCATGATGACGGCTGAGCACCTTCGGCGGGAGGAAGCCGAGCTCGGCGCCCGGCTGCGGCTCCTGCCGCTGGCGGATCCCGAAGCCCGGCGCGAGGCGACAGAAATCCGCGAGCGGCTGCGGGAGATCGTTTCGCAGAAAGCGGACATCGCCCGGCTCGCCGCTGCGGCGGCGGAAACCCGTGTCGCGAAGAACCTGCGCCGCCGGATGCGAAAGGCCAGGGCATCATGAGCAAGATCCACAAGAATGGACGCTCGAAGGGCCTAGGAGGCCCGGGGGTTTGGATGCCTCGCCACCTTACCGACAGCGAGGCGTTCAAAGATCTGGATCCCTATGCAGTTACTGCACTGTTTCATGTCATGCGTCACTTCAACGGCCGCAATAACGGCGACATCCAGCTATCTGCCCGAACGCTCGGAGAGCGGATGAAGGTGAGCAAGACGCAAGCTCACCGCGCGCTGAAGGATTTGGAAGAGCATGGCTTCATCGCGAAGACCATAACCGGCTTCATGCACGGCGCTGAGCGTCATGCGTCACGCTGGCGGTTGACCGACAAGCCTGACGACGCCATGGGCACTCCCGCTTCCCAAGATTATAAGCGATGGCAGACGAAGAAAAAATCGCCAGTACCTGGGGAGGAACGCTCTGTCCCCCGGGAGGAACGAGGCGTCCACCGGGAGGGACAGATGCATGGTTAGCGTTCCCCGGGAGGGACACTGTCCCTGCGATTTCGCCTCCCAAGCGTTCCCCGGGAGGGACATATTTATATATGCCATACCACTCAGCGGAGGTTTCCATGCAGAATGACCTGACCGGACTGCCTCTCTTCGATAGCGCCGCAGGCGTGTTCGAAAAGAAGGATCGTCCCCTATCGAAGACGGCCATCGCGGTTATCGAGGCCGGCATCCGACGCCGGGCCCGTTTCGAGGCATCGAAGCGGCGCGAGCAGGAACGGAAGGCGGCGAAGCGCCAGGCTCGGCAACTCGAGCGTATCGGGGAGAACGTCGTTTCGCTTTGCCGGGCAAAGGAAGCGCGCGACGCCGCGGCTCGCGTCCAGGCCTCGAGGGAACGCCGGTTCGCCCGTCTATGCGCCGGTGAGACTCTGGATGATCGCGACCGCGGGTGAGTCGAGCATAGCGGGCCCTTTGGGCAGAGCGCGCGGCAGCGCGGAAGGGCTGTATATCGAAGGGGCGTGCAGCGATTGCACTCCGCGCGAGCCGATGCGCTGGCGCCGGCGTAAGAGTCAGGCGGGAAGAAAGGAAGGCGAGTGCATCTCCCGTGCATAATGGAGTGCAATTTAAATCATGCATGATCACACCAAAACTGCCGTTAAGTGCATAAAACCATCGGTTTCTGGCCTTTAATGCATGTAATAATTCCGAGCGCATATAATATTTTGCAAGATTTTTCATGCGAACAATTGGGTTGATTACTATTCTGAAATTTGAGATTATCCAGACGGCGCAATAAGCGCTGCCCTTCATTGGAGTTTAACATGCTGGACCGTCCGAATAATGCAATCGTCACCCGCCGGCCCATGACGGAGGCGGAGCACGCCAACGGCTGGACGGACTTCCCGTTGGAGCTCTGTCACGTCGGCCTGAACGGATCCGGACGCATCGTCGAGGTACTGACGAACGGACCGCATGTTGAGCGGCCGACTATCCCGCGGCCGGAGGTGACGAGCCGACTGCCCATGACTGAAGCCGAGCGCGCCAAGCACTGCGCCTACGCTTCACCTGATCAATGCTTCGCGTTATTGGACGCCGACGGCCGGGTCGTCATGGTGCAGATTCCCGCCTACACGGCCGAGCAAGAGGCCATGTGGGAGCGCGAGGGCAGATTCTCGCAAGGGGCCTGAAAGGTCGGATCGATCGCGGGAGGGGTTGGCAATACCACCCCTCTCGTCTCACCCTTTCTGGGCATCCCGCGCGCCGCTGGAATGTAGCGCGCCATCGCGGGATAGGACAGCCGTCCGCGCGAGGTTGACTTTCGCCCAGAAACGGGAATATGTTCCGCTTGTTCCGGTGGGAGTGCATTCCAGCCGGGTCAGCTCGCGGGTCCGACAGCACAAAGTCAGCCTCGACGTACTCCTAAGATTTCGAGCCGCAAGGCTGGCATCGCGAGCAAAATCCCAAATCTGAGCCCCGACCTCAGGTTTCCCACGGCGGTCAGCCGCGACAAGGAGACCCAAACGTTGTGGCCGTTCTTCGCCAGAAAATCTGAATCCACCGAAGAGAAAAAGTCGCTGGCATGGCCGGACTGGCAGGATCTTGCGCTGTTAGGCGCGGCCCCGTCTGCGGCCGGCATCAGCATAACTGCAGAGACGGCGATGCGCTGCACGCCTGTCGCTCAAGCCGTCGCGCTGATCAGCGGATCGATTGCCAGCCTTCCGATCCGTGTCTCGCGCCTGAAAGCCGGGGGCATCAGGGAAGAACTTCCTCCTGCTGACTACAAGTCGGCTGCTGTCCTTCGGCGTCCCAATGGATGGACGGGCGGCGTCACGTTCTGGCGCGACCTGATCGCCGACGCGGTACTCACCGGCAACGGAATTGCTGTGGTCACGCGGGTCCGTGGCGAAGTGCGTGAGCTGCTTCGTGTTCCGCCTGAGACCGTGACCATTGAACGCGACCTGGGCAGCTTCGAACCTCGTTTCATGATCACGCTCGCCGGTGGAGAATCCCGGCTCTATCCTGTCCGCGACGTTATCCACCTTCGCGGCCTTCCCGCAGCCGACGGCCTTCGTGGGCGCGGTCTTACGACGGATGCGCGCGAAGCGATTGGGCTGGCGCTGCTTTTGGAGAGGCACGGGGCCAAGCTCTTCGCGAATGGAGCCCGTCCGGGAGGCGTCCTGAAGGCGCCGGGCAAGCTGACCCCTGATGTGATCGCTCGCCTCGCGGCATCCTGGAAGGCCGCCCACAACGCTGACACAGCCGGCTCAACCGTCATTCTGGAATCGGGCCTCGATTTCACAACCCTGGCGCTGAAGTCGACAGATGCGCAATTCCTGGCGCTTCGCCGCTTCGCCATCGCCGAGATTGCGCGGGCGGCCAACGTCTCACCGCTGCTTCTGGGCGACCTCGAAAAGTCGACCTTCAGCAATGCCGAGATCGCAGCGCAAAACCTGCTTTCGTTCTCCCTTACGCCATGGATTGAACAGCTTGAAGACGAGCTGGAGCGCGTCCTGTTGCCGGCTGGCGACCGTGACGCGGTCAGCATCGATTTCGACTACGGATCCCTTGCCGTTGCGGACCTTGAGAAGCGCACGGCCGCCGCTGCCAAGCGCATAGAGACCGGCCTCTCGACCATCAACGAAGAGAGGGCCGCCTTGTCACGCTCGCCAATCGCAGGCGGTGACCTTCCTCGCACCTCCGTGCAGTCGCAACCCCTGACAGCTTCCGCAGCCACGGAGGCCACCCAATGACGATCGAACGCCTCCCGCTCGAGTGCAAATTCGTCAGTGAAGACGAAAGCGGATCCTTCGAAGGTCTCGCCAGCACGCCCGCGATGGATCTGCACGGCGATGTGGTCGCGCCTGGCGCGTTCACGAAGACGCTTGCCGAACATCGGGCTGCAGGGACGCGGCCGGCGCTGCTGTGGTCGCACGATCCGTCCGAACCGATCGGCGTCATTGATAGCCTCGACGAAGGGCCTGACGGGCTGAAGATCAAGGGTCGGCTTGCCGACACGTCCCGCGCTCGCGACGCAAGGGCACTCGCCAAGATGGGCGCGCTTGGCGGCCTCTCAATCGGCTACCGCACCCGCAAAGCCAGCACCGGCGCCGATGGCGCCCGTGTGATCGAAGACCTCCAGCTTTTTGAAATCAGTTTTGTGGCCACGCCTGCCAATCCCGGCGCGCGTCTCGCCACGATCAAGGCCGCCGACGCGGCAGAAAGGGCCGACGCTCCAATGTCGACCAACACAACGGACGCGGCGCCGGACCTCGCCGATATCGAAAAGAAGCTTGCCGCGCTCGCCGCGGAAGTAAAGAGCCACGCGGATCGGGCCGACGCGATGGAAACCACTCTTGCGCGTCCGCCGATCGTCACCAAGAGCGACGACACGACTTCGGAACAGAAGGCATTCAACACCTTCGTCGCCAAGGGAGCCAACGCTCTAACGGCCGACGAGGTGAAGGATCTTCGGGTCGCCGACGATAGCCAGGGCGGCTATCTTGCGCCTCAGCAATTCGTTGCCGAGCTTATCCGAAACATCGTGCTTTTCAGCCCGGTCCGTCAGGCCGCCCGTATCGGCAGCACGGCCGCCGGCAGCGTCGTGCTGCCGCGCCGCACCGGCAAGATGACAGCGAGTTGGGTCGGCGAGACGGAAGACCGTCAGGAGACGCAGCCGACCTATGGCTCCATCGAGATTCCGGTTCACGAAATCGCATGCTACGTCGACGTGTCGAACAAGCTGCTCGAGGACTCGGCAGTCAATCTCGAGGCCGAACTCGCTTTCGATTTCGGCGAGGAGTTCGGCCGGATCGAAGGTGCGGCTTTCATCAACGGAGATGGCGTCAAAAAGCCGTTGGGCCTCGTGCAGACACCCGGCATCTCGACAGTGAAGAGCGGCAACGCGACAGGCCTCGCCGCGTCCAACGCCTTCGATACGGTCATGGATCTCTATCACGCGCTGCCGTCGCCCTATGCGGCGAATGCGGTCTGGGGGGCGAACCGCACCACGATCGGCACGCTGCGCAAGCTGAAAGATACGCAGGGCCGCTATCTCTGGGCTGATCCCGTTGCGCAGGGGCAGCCTGCGACGATCCTGGGCCGTCCCGTGGTGGAGATGCCGGACCTCGCAGATATCGGCGCGGGCACCCGGCCTGTCGTCTTCGGCGATTTCAGCAACTTCCGGATCTATGACCGCGTCGCGCTGAGCCTGCTCCGCAACCCCTACACCCTCGCCGACAAGGGCCTTGTGCGCTTCCACGCTCGCCGGCGTGTCGGCGCTGGCGTCACCCGGACCGAAGCCTTCCGCTTCCTCGAAATTGGAGTCTGATCATGCGCGACATCGCAAACAACATCGCCCTTCGCCACGTCATCGCGCCTATTGTCGCGACGGCAACGCAGACGGGCGCCTCGATCAATCGCGCGGGCTTCGAGTCCGTTGCCTTCGCGGTTCATGTCGGCATCGGTGGCATCACGTTCACGGGCACCAACCGTATCGACATGGTCGCCGAGCATTCGAACGACGGCACCACTTGGACTGCGTGCACG